TGCAGATTCAGAGATGATCATCTTGTCAATAAAGATAAATTTAAAGAAACTAAAAATTACCGACGTGGTGAAGACGTTTGGTGGGGTGTATGAGCGAAAAAGATTTTGACAAAATTGCTTCTATTGAAAAAGCGATTAAAGAAAAGTATGGAGAAGAAGCAATTGCCAATCCACATGCCGGCTGGGATGAAGAAAAAGAAAAATTATATCTCAACCAGATGAAAGAAATGTACGATAAGATTAAAAGAAATGAAGAGTACGTTGAGAAAATTGATATAAATGGTATAAAGGTTTCAAAAAAACTACTTAATAGAGAACATTTACGTTCTTGCCCGGTTTGTTCTTCATTCCCAAGTGGTGTTAAAGATGATGTTTGTATAACAAAATTTAAATGTTGTCACAAATGTTATATTCAATACGTTGACGGAAGAGAAGAAAGATGGGAGCAAGGATGGCGACCACAAATTAAAAAAGGATAATTATAATGGCTACAGTTTACGAAATCGTTCAGGGCTTGTCACAAGCAGCAGCTAATGCTTATGATGGTGCCCTTGATGAAAATGGAGAACCGCTCTTGGTTGGATTGCAAAGAGAGGAGGGAGATCCTATTTTAGACAAAAGAGTTATGGATGGATTTAATGTCCGCTTTAGTGGAAACATGATGACTCTTTCCTACATGTCAGAAGTGCAATTAAAGGAAGTTTATGCTAGCGGTTTTGAAACAAGAGTTGAAGAACAGATTGCGGAAATAGCTGCTTTCCTTAAAAAAGAATATCGCAAGATTCGTGGTGAATCCGTTGCGCTTACTAAAGAAGGCGAGTTGGATGTGCGCGTCGAAAACTCCACTAGAGTGCGCTCATGGGTGACAGCCGTTTGTAATTACAGAGTCGGTGGTCTTAATGAAGATATGGCAGTAGCTGCTGAAGCCGACACTAAACCTGAAGATAGCTTTAGAAAGTTTATTGATCAAGGTGGCTGGACTGGCGATGGCGGAAAGCGCCCACAAAACGATACCAGAAAAAAGGAATCGTAAAATGAAAATCACCGAAGACCAATTAAGACGCATTATAGTTGAAGAATACATTAAAGAAGAAAATTTGGATGAGTATAGCGAGGAAGCTGAAAAGCTCATTAAGAAAATGGTTGGCGACAAAGAGTACGCGCGTCGAAGAGCTTTAGAAAATCCAAAAACCTCTAAGCCTTCTGACACTGCACCAATGGAAAAGCCACATTCTGATTCCGATGATGATGTCGTTATGTCTGGCAATATTGAAGATGCAATTTATGATATGGTCAAAGGTGCAGATGCTGGAGAAGTAGCCGAAATTTTTAATGCTGTATTCTCGCGTTTTGAGCCCGAAGCGGCCGAAGAAATTATGACTTCGTTATACGGTGGCAAAGAAATGGACACAAGACAACAACAGGGCAGACAAGTTGGGTTCAAGCTCGAAGAACTCAAGACACTAATTAAAAAAGTTTTAGCTGAGAGTGTATGAGCTTTGAACTTACCAAAAAACAAAAATTTCAAGAAATCTTAAAGTGCGGTAAAGACCCCGCTTACTTTTTGAGAAACTACGCCCGTATATCACACCCGATGCACGGGCTTATTTTGTTTAACACATATGACTTTCAAGACGTGCTGCTCAATGATTTTAACGATCATAGATTTAACGTTATTTTAAAAGCAAGACAGTTGGGCATCTCAACAATCACAGCCGGATATATTTCTTGGCTGATGCTATTTCACAAAGACAAGTCGATTCTTGTCATGGCAACCAAGTTCGCGACAGCAGGTAACTTGGTAAAGAAAGTCAAGAGCATTATGAAAAACTTACCAGAGTGGATCCGTATTGCAACCATCTCAGTGGATAACCGAACATCTTTTGAGTTATCAAATGGATCAACAATTAAGGCTGCTTCCACTTCCGGTGACGCTGGTCGTTCAGAGGCTCTGTCACTTTTAGTTCTTGACGAGGCAGCGCACATTGAGGGACTTGAAGAACTGTGGACCGGTTTGTATCCCACACTGTCAACCGGTGGTCGCTGCATCGCGCTTTCTACACCAAACGGTGTTGGTAACTGGTTTCATAAAACCTGTGCTGACGCAGAATCAGGGGCTAACAATTTTAATCTTACAACTTTACAGTGGGACGTACACCCGGATAGAGACGCCGAATGGTATAAAAAAGAAACAAGAAACATGTCCAAGCGTCAAATTGCACAGGAATTAGAATGTAATTTCAATACCTCTGGTGAAACAGTAATCGATCCTGATTGCATGGAATGGTTATTAGCAAATGTAAAAGAGCCAAAATATAGAACAGGGTTTGATAGAAATATTTGGATGTGGGAAGAATACGATCCTTCATGCAATTATCTTATGGTTGCTGATGTTGCTCGCGGCGACGGCGCTGATTATTCTACATTTCATATTGTTAAATTAGAAACTTTAGAATTGATTGCAGAGTATCAAGGAAAACCAACTTTAGATATGTATGCCAATATATTAAATCAGGTTGGTAGAGAATTTGGTGATGCATTACTAGTAGTTGAAAACAACAATGTCGGTTACACAGTATTGGACAAGTTACTTGATATGGAATATCCTAACTTATATCACTCTATTAAGTCAACTCACGAATATGTTGATCAGTATATGGCTGAAAGTATGAATTCAGCAGTGCCGGGTTTTACAACCTCTATGAAAACTAGACCCCTTATCATAGCGAAATTAGAAGAGTTTATTAGAAATAAACTAATTACGGTATATTCGTCTCGTACTATTAACGAAATGAAAACTTTTATTTGGAGGAATGGTAAACCCCAAGCAATGAAAGGATATCATGATGATTTAATCATGGCATTGGCAATTGCATGCTGGGTTAGAGATACAGCACTTCAAGCTAGCGCAAGAGATTTAAATTATAAAGAGGCTTTTGCAAAAGCAGTTTATACCACAAAAACTATTATGAATACACAAATTAAAGGTCAGCATGGCTACAAAGAAAAAGAAATATTTGATAAAATTAGTGAAGCAAAAAGCTTGTATGAACAATACAAATGGATTATAAAGTGAGAATATAAATGGCAGACAAAAAGAAAAAAGGTAGAAACCCCGCAAATCAACAATCTGAATTGTTTAAAGCGCTTACGAGATTGTTCTCTGGTCCAATAGTAAACTATAGATCGCAGTCTGGTACAAAAATTAGAAGACAACATTTAGATAAGTATTCTTCACGCTTTCGTACCGCCTCTGGTCAACAGTTCAAAAAAGCACTGTCATCGCCACTCGATAATATTGCGTATAACGCTATGCAAAGTCAGCGCCGTGTTGAGCGATACGTGGACTTTGATCAGATGGAGTATATGCCAGAAATTGCGTCGGCGCTTGATATATATGCTGATGAAATGACAACATACTCTGAATTAAGACCCATGCTTAATGTTAAATGTTCAAATGAGGAAATCAAAGCTGTATTGCAAAATCTTTATTCTAAAGTTCTTAACTTGGAGCACAACCTTTTTTCTTGGGCACGAACAATGTGCAAGTATGGAGATTTCTTTTTGTACTTAGATATTGACGATAACTTCGGTATTCAATCTGTTATTTCTATTCCCATTGGAGAAGTCGAAAGACTTGAGGGGCAAGATTCTACAAATCCAAATTATATACAATACCAATGGAACTCAGCCGGTATGACATTTGAAAACTGGCAGATTGCACATTTTAGAGTTCTTGGTAATGATAAACATGCCCCATACGGTACATCTGTTTTAGATCCTGCACGTCGTATTTTTAGACAGCTTACGCTTGTTGAAGATGCCATGATGGCTTATCGAGTTATTCGTTCATCTGAGAGAAGATTATTTAAGATTGACGTTGGTGGCATTCCGCCAAATGATATTGAACAATACATGGAAAAGATTGTTACACAATTAAAAAGACATACCGTGATTGATCAACAAACTGGTCGAGTTGATTTGCGCTATAATCCAATGAGTATTGAAGAAGATTACTTTATTCCAGTTCGCCCCGGTTCCGTAACCGATGTTACAAACTTAGCTGGTGGTCAGAATACAACTGCTGTTGAGGATGTTAAGTATCTCAGAGATAAGTTGTTCTCTGCCCTTAAAATTCCACAGCCTTACTTAGCAATGGGTGAAGGTGCGGCCGAAGATAAAACAACACTTGCTCAAAAAGATATTCGTTTTGCAAGAACTATTCAGAGACTTCAGAGAATTCTTACTGCCGAGTTAGAAAAGATTGGTATTATTCACTTGTACACTCTTGGCTTTCGTGGTGACGATCTTCTTTCGTTTGCGCTTAGTCTTAACAACCCGTCAAAGATTGCTGAGCTTCAAGAAATTGAATTTTGGAAATCTAAGTTTGATATTGCTGCTTCTGCAACAGAGGGATACTTTTCTCGACGTTGGGTTGGCGAGCATATCTTTGGTATGTCTAACGAAGAGTTTGTTCGCAATCAAAGAGAAATTTACTATGACCGTAAATACGATGCGTCACTTCAACAAGTTGCTGAAGCTGCAGCAGCCAGCGGAGCAGCCGCCGGGGGCTTAGGTGGTGATGCTGGTGGCTTAGGTGGCGGTGACGATCTCGCTGGAGCACTTGGTGGAGATACAGGCGCCGATGCTTTAGGTGGTGATCCGGGCGCCGACACACCAGCAGAAATACCTGCTGCTGATGCAGACGCTGGTGCTGCCGATGATTCAGCACTTCTTGCAGTACCACCCGGTTCTCGAAATGATAAAGTCAGAGAATATGAAAAAGGCACATACATCGCAAAAAATGGCACAAACGATAAAAGAGATATGGGTGCAAGAACTCGCTCTACGCATGCTTTATATAATAGAGAGAAAGGCGGCAGAGCTAGTAGAGCAAAGTTTCCCGGTGCTAGTGACCTTGCT